ATTGTCATGCACATTGCATTGTTAGCTACGTGACATGCAATTATCATTGCGGTAAACATCTAAGTCTCGTTTGGTTCTTTCCATCCCTCTGCTCTCATGGCATCCTCTACATGCTTTAATGTAAATGAACGCCCGTAGTGTGCTTCTACAGCATGTCGCACGTAAAAGACATCACTATGAGGAATATGTAAGCGGTCTAATGTATTAGTACGTATAGCTTCGTAGAAAGCGTCAAGTACATTATCTGTGTATAGTTTTACTGATTTTTTTGCCATTGTCAAGACAATTTTTAAAATACGGATAGATATAGTACATTTAAATGTTTATAGCAAGTGTTATTTATTTAAGATTAGATACATATAAGTGATACATTTAAGTGTATTTAACATCTTTATTTATAGTCACTTTAATGTTTCATTTAAATGTTATACATAATTGTACCACAAAATCTGTCAATTGTCAAGTGGGTCAAATAATTATTTATTTTTTGCTGTGTTATTTATGCAACACATGTGTGTATATATGACAGTTATGCCTGTGGTTAACACTCGAAAATCCTAATCTGTGTATTTCTGTGTATATACGTACGGTATAACGGGGGGTGGCAGTCGCATGGCGGGGTGTTTTCGGTCATGGGGTGTTCTATATCCGACAAAATAGACGAAAATAAGACAATCAAAACAAAACTAAATAGTCTTTGATAAAATAAATATAATAAAATCAATGCTTTATATCTATTTTATAACTGTTTATCTGTCAGTTAAAGAATATCTGTCTGTTTGTTTCACGTGAAACACAATAACGGGTTGTATCATTGGCGAAGCATACCCCATAAAATATGTGTGACATATCTGCAACAGTATGGTAAATATATCACAATAAAAAAATGCAATAAAAAGTTATTTTTTTTTTATTCATCACTTGAATAAATAAAATCAATTCCTATATCAACCTTGTAAGTATTGAATTTAAGAAAGGCTAAAACGATGGAAACTCTACTAAGCAAAATTGAATGTCATTTATTTAATGACTGGAAAAAAAGACCATATGAAGAAACAACACCAAACGATAAAGCTTATGCATTTTTGGATAATTTATATGAAACTGCACGCGATGAAAAAAACGATATTTATTTATCTGATATATATGTTCAACCTATTTCAGAATTTTCTGAATATGTAGACATAGAAGAAAAAGATATTTTAGAAGCAAAAAAACTAGAGGGTGAATTAGAGCAAATTGTTGATGAACACTTTAATGAATTAAAAACTAAATATAATGTTTCATCAGAAAATGATTTATTTAAAAATTGATTACGGAATACTTGAAATAGGTTTTTAAATACCTATATAAAGTATAAGAAAGGCAATCCCGCCTATTCTAAAACTCAAAAGGCCATAGGCCAGAAAGACAAATACAATGACTAAAACTGATAAGCTTATCATTAAGGGTGTTAACGTAAAACAAATGCGGATGACTAAAAAATCTGATGGTCGTATTCATAACAATACAGGCTATTTTACATGGTTAATTAAAAATCATGGTAAACGTATCAACGGCCAATTCGCTAAACTAGCAAAATAAAAGAAAGGCAATTTGGGATAGTCATTATTCTTTTGACTATCCCATTTTGAAATGGGATTAAGATTATGAGACAAGATATCAACACAATGCTATCAGGTAAAACATTCAACTTAGATGAAGTAATGTTTAATAAAATTAAAATTTCATCTGCTAATTTAGCTCAGTTAAAATCCATCTGCAAAGAGTACGGATTTTCTAGCTTTTTAACAGAAAGTAAAAATCAAGTTAAGCTTGGTAAGAATTATAAAGAATTGGGATTATATACTATTGGGATGTCATTATCCCCGTATGAGCTAGGCAATCATGATTTTACTGTTTGCTTTAATGCAACGACATCATGTAAGGCCAATTGTGTTATTCAAAACGCTGGTAATCCCGCCTATTTACCGAATAAGCAAAAAGCAATGTTAAAAAGAAAAGCTTTATTAGCAGATAATCCAAGCTTATTCTTAGCTATGTTTATAAGATATATTGAGCTGAAAAGCTTGTATTGTATAAAAAACAATCTAGCCTTATCAATTCGCTTCAATATTTCATCAGACATAAACTATGAGAACATCCAGATAGTTTATAACAATGTCAGAACAAGCTTTTCAGACATGGCCTATGAGCTAATAAGAAAAACGGATGCAGATGTTATACCATACGATTACACTAAAAATTATGATAGGCTGCAGAATAAAAACTATCATCTGGTTTATTCGGTGTCTGATAATGATATCAATAAATCAATATCAGCTATTAAAAACGGTTTATCTTTAGCAATGGTTTTTGATGTTGATAGGAATAAACCATTACCAGATTGCTATCAGATAGGCGATTATACATTACCTGTAATTGATGGTGATGAACACGACTATCTACCAGCCTATAAAGATAAGCTAGTCATACACGGGTTACGGTTTAAATTTAAGGCCAGTGATAACAAGGTAAAACGTAGACAAGTTATTGATAAGGCAATGTTATCTGGTTTTGTTTATCCTACTTAATCCCAAAAGCAGAGAGTGTGGCAAAAATGTCACACTCTTTGGGGGTAGCTACGGTCATGGGGGGGACGGGCTTACCGTTATCAGTACAGGGAGAGTGTTGCATAAATGTCACACTGTATAAATAAATAATACAAGGTATTGAATTTAAAAATGTGTATATTATATAAGATATAAGAAAGGAATAAAAGCTATGAAGATAAATATTACATACACAGATAATCAGTTTAATAATTTAGAAAGATATCCAAACGGGGATATTGTAGACTTATACGAAATACATATGTTCTTTTCTGAAGAACAGATAGATAAATTGACAGAGGATGATTGGTCAAGAGTTATTGAATATCAAAGTGAATTAGATTATATGAAGGGATTACTGTAATGTTAAATGAACTACAACGTGATGAGTTTAATCAAATACTACTAACCACAAAGGACGGTAGGCAAGTATCAATAGTCCAAAATGGTATGTTAGGGCAGACTAAAGGTAAATTCTGTGAAGTGTGGATAGATGGTGATGAAAACCCTGTTACCCATTTAAATGCAGAAGATTTAGTTAAATTTTTACAGGAGAAAGTGTAATGGAAAACTGGTACAACGTAGAAGTATATCGTGCTGCTGATAATGGATGGATGTTAATATCTTCAAATAAATATTGGGATGTTGCGTTAAAAATAGCAAAACGTGAGAGAGACGAGTATAAAAAATATGTGAGGATATCACAAACTATTAAGGGTAAACCATCTGTTTACTATTGTGATGATGGATTACCTCTTGTATAAAAAAGTTTATACAAGGTCTTGAATACTACGGGAGAATGATTATATGTATATTAGGAAAATAAATCCTGTTGCCAAGGCACTAATGACAAATAGACGTAGGCAACAAGTTGTAAAATCTAAGAAAGGTAAAGGTAGCTATGAAAGAAGCAACAGTAAAAAAGACATCGAGAGACAGCAAAAGGAATCGTGATTGGCACAAAGAACGTAGGCTAGAACGTAAGAATAAAAAGATACGTGATGAGTTTTGGATGCGTGTTGTGTTTGATAAAGAGGATGAGAGTAATGACAGGTGAAGATATATTTTATCAGGCGTTGGTGCTGACTTATATCACTGGCATACTTATAATGTTATACATAGGATGGAAAGACAAATGAATTGCTGGCACTGTAATACACAGCTAATCTGGGGATGTGACCACGACATTGAAGAAGAAAGTTCATACTTCTCTATGGTCACAGACCTACACTGTCCAAAATGTGGCAGTGAAGTTTCAGTATATTTACCAAAGGAGAATGAAGATGCCCAAGTACGAAGTAACCCGTAGCTATCTAGTGTCCCAAGTTTGCACTCTTGAAGCTGAGAATGAAAATCAAGCTAGAATTATAGCCATGAATTATGATGGATTCTGGAAAGAATACGAAGGTGATTATCTAGATAATGAAATTACAGTTGAGGAGGTAACAGATGATTAAAGTATATGCAGAAAGTAACAACCACGCTGAGTTGTGGGCTACATTTGAAACTGAAGAACTATATAATTTATGCTTGCCTGTATTAGAAAAAACAGCTAATGAAATAGGTATGATTATCACAGAAAGCATGGAGAATAAAGATGTATCTTGAAGAGAGTTTATATAGCATAGAACGGAGAGAAGAGTTATATGACGAAGATTATGGAGAATGTACTCGCTTGCATTTTGCTGAAGGATTTGTCATAGATATATACTACAGGCGAGGTGACAGAGACTTAGCCGAAACCACCGTTGGCATATTCACAAAGGAGACAATAGATGATTAAGCACATATGCCAACACTGCAAGAACGTGATGCACATACCCAAAGAGTGGATGATGTATACACACAAGCTGGTGTGTCATGTGTGTAACAATGAGATAAAGCGTAAGGAGAAAACAGATGACTAAACAGGAAGTATTAGAAAAATTAACAGAGTTATATAATTTGTGCTATGACTCTAGCACCAACTATGATGACGGTTGGATAGCTATGGCTGGTGCAATATCCACTGCCGAAGATGTGGCAATTAGAGAAATTAAATTGGAGAATGACAAGTGAAAGAGTTTGCCCTTGTCATAAGTATGTGGGGGCATACAGGTGTAGAGTGGGAGTTTATAGACAACCAAGCTATATTGACAGAGACACTATCTCAAGAGTATTGTCAATTCTTATCACACGAGGAGATGAGACATCACGAGAATCAGGATAAGTATTATAAGATACTTATTAAATGTTATCCAACAGAGAAAGGAGATTTTTAAAATGGCAAAGAATAAAGTAACCATAGAGGAACTACAGGAAGCACGTTTAAACTATCGTACAAAAATGCTAAAAATTCACAACACTATTAAAGACATCGTATCAACAGCAGAAGATGCAAAAGACATCTGGCTGTCAGATATTCGTAAGCTAGAAAATATTGTTCATACACTACATAATGAGTATGACTTTGAGCCTAGAGTTTGCCCAGATACAGGACGTAAGCTTTATTATGGTGATTGGGTATTAGCAGAGGAAAATAAATAAATGGATATTCTTTTAGGATTGGGAATATTTATTGTTATGCTGGCTATTGACATTTTTATATGAGTCACCATATCTATACTAGAAACTATCAGTTAAACGAAAGGAGTAATTATGCCACTAGACATTATAAACGATAACGGGATTGCACCTATCCCAGAAAACCTAGACTTCAATGTAAGCTTTGAACCAACAAAGGTTTCAGATAAGAAGTATGTAATTAACAATGAGACAGGTGAATACCTTGGTGTAGTTGGCAATACATTCAACTGTGCATCACATACAAAATTCTTCCAAGGTGTACAGGAAACTATTGTAGAAAATCTGTTACCTGCAGAAGTACAGGATGCCAAAGTGTATTGGAAAGATGCCCGTAACAATGCGTGGGCTTTGATGGACATCACTCTGCCAAATGTAAAGACAGAGATTGTTACAGACAAGCATAGCACTACCGTGTCCCAGCGTATCATTGCTTTACATGGCATTGATGGTTCATGTTCTAACATGGTGTTCTTCGGTGCTATTGATTTCTTTTGCACTAATGGAATGATTAGAGGTGAGCATGAAAAGATAAGGCGTAAGAATACATCCAACTTCAGTATGGATAGGTTTATTCAAGACCTTAGACGTTCACAGCAAGACTTCTATAAGCAGTCTGATACCCTCAAGACATGGGCTAGAAAGAACATATCACCTGTTATTGTACAAGAAACATTAGAGAAAATGTTTGCAGAACGTAAGGCAGAAAAGATGTTTAGCTTATACAATCAAGAAGCAGATGTCAGAGGCCACAATGTATTTGCATTGTATAGTGCATTTACCAACTATGCCACATACGCAGATGAACGTAATGGTTTTAATTTGCGTAACACAGCTAATGACACAGAGGCTGTATCCATGTTCAACAGAGAACATGAAGTAGCCAAGTGGATTCAACAGCCAGAGTTCAAAGCTCTTGCAGCTTAGATTTATTAAGGAGAGCAGGTATCCTTGCTTGCTCTCTTTTTCTTTATTTTTTTTTGCCACCTACGGTCATGGGGGGGGGCTGCGGCTTTGAGAAAGGAGCGACATAATGCCACACTTTAAAATAAAAGACTTAGTGCAGGAATATTATAAGTCTAGTGATTACAATGTGTTAAGTGATAAAAGTAAAGTAGACTATAAAAACTTTATAAACGTCATGCTTACCACAAAAGTAGATAACAAAGAGCTTGGTGAACACTTAGCTAAACGATTTGCCGGGGCTAAAGCCAGACGAGCATACGAGCAATGGCTACTACGGGGTGTTCAGATGGCTAATCATATCTGTGCTGTATCTCGTAAACTGTATTCTTTTGGTATGGAGATGGGATACAGTGAGACTAATCCATTCGCAACCTTTAAGAGAAAAACTGTAAAGCCAAGGAAGGTAGTGTGGGAGCGTGAGCAGATAGTAAAGTTTTTAGATGAGGCGTACTCTGACTTCAACACCAGAAACATTGGACTGATAGTTCAAATGTCTTATGAGTGGTGTCAGCGTATTGGGGACATGAGGACTCTTACATTTGACTGCCTTGATTTAAATAATCAGGTCTTAAACTTAGAACAGTCAAAGCGTGGGGCTACTGTTCATCTTCCTATATCAGATGGACTTACAGAAATGTTAAAAGAGCAGCAGAATGATTTTGACTTTCAAAAATATGTTGCGCCATTCCCAAGACCAAAGGCAGGTGAATATATGCCATACGAGCTTGTACAGCTTTCTATGGCTGCACGAGTTATCATGAGACGTATAGGACTACCGGAGAACTTACGGATAGCAGACCTGAGACGTACAGGGACTACGGAGATGGTAGAGGCTGGTGTATCTATGGGTCAAATTATGTCTGTTACAGGACACTCAAATCCTAGTAGTGTAAAACCATACATGAAAAATACGTATACAAGTGCAGAAAGTGCATTGACGGCACGTAAAAATCATGTTACAAGCACATTATAAGTGCCAAAGGAAAGTGTATGTATAATAATATATATAAACATATAAGTGATTTAGATATAGCTATGGGAGAGACTAAACGTATGTCTTGCCCTGCTTGTAATGGGTACAAGACTTTTACTGTAACTAATAACATGGGACAACTCTTGTGGAATTGTTACAAAAGTTCTTGTAAAATATCAGGTTCTTCTCGTGTTAGATTATCTGTAGAAGATATTGCTTCTTTTAAAAAGGATAAAGATGATTACGAGAGAAACTTTGAAATGCCTGACTATATTGTACCTCATAATAACAGAAACTCTGTACTTACGTGGGCAAATAGTTGGGGATTAAATGCTACAACACTTGACCTGTATTATGATGTAAAGGAAGACCGTGTAGTTTTTCCTGTTAAAGATAAAGGGGTTATTGTAGATGCTGTGGGTCGCTCTTTAAAAAAGAGGTTGCCTAAGTGGAAAAAGTATGGTAACTTTCCCTTGCCATACACGTATGGGTCTGGTAGTGTGGCAGTAGTCGTTGAGGACTGTGTAAGTGCAGCAGTTGTTGGTAGTGATAATACCGTGGGTTTAGCTGTATTAGGTACGTCACTTGCTCCATATCATCAACAGTATCTTACACAGTTCTCGACAGCTATCATAGCTTTAGACCCAGATGCCTTACCAAAGACATTATCTTTTGCAAAGGAGCTACGAGGATACGTAAATGACGTTAAGGTATTAAAGTTGACAGATGATTTAAAGTATCGTAATAGAGAAGATATGAAACAATTAGAGGAGCAAATAAATGGAATTATCACTGGTTAGAAGTTTGATGGACAAGTCATTTTATGATGACTACAGGGGTTCTCGTTGTCCAGACAGACTATTTAGTAAAGATGTACGTAAGATTAAACAAGCTGTTGATACAGCTATGGATAAGTATTCTCGTACTATTACCCCTGATGAAGTAGAAGCGTTGTTTATGTCAGATAATACTACGCTTACAACAGCACAGAAAGGTGCATACAGTAATCTGTTTGCAAAGATAAAGAAGGAGAAGCCTCTTGGAAAAGATATTGCCGGGGATGTATTATCTAAGTTGTTTCAACAAGTGGTTGGTGAGGATATTGCAAATCTTGGGTTTGACTATGTTAATGGTTCTATATCCACCCTTAAACCTCTTCGAGACATTCTTGATAATTATAATGATGATTTTATCCCAAATCTTAATGTTGAATGGGATGACATTAGTATTGATTCACTGATACAAAGAAATGATTTAGAATCACAATGGACGTTTAATATATCGTCTTTGGTTCGCAAGGTAGAGGGTATCAATGGTGGTCATCTTATAGAAATTGGTGCTAGACCTAATACAGGTAAAACATCATTTCATGCAAGTTTAATTGCAGGGCCAAATGGTTTTGCTAGACAAGGTGCTAAATGCATCATCTTATGTAACGAAGAAGCTAGTCATCGAGTGGGTGCTAGGTATCTTACAGTAGCGACAGGTATGAGTTTACATGAAGTAAAACAAAATCCTGCAAAGGCTAGAGAGTTGTATATGCCTGTTCAGGATAAGATAAAGTTATATGACAGTACAGGTCGTGACATGGCATGGGTAGAGTCAGTATGTAAATCATACTCACCTGACATTGTTGTGTTAGACATGGGTGACAAGTTTGCTCAACAGGGTGGGTTCTCTCGTCCAGACGAAGCTTTAAAAGCTAATGCTATTTATGCTAGACAGATTGCGAAGCAATATAATTGTGCTATGCTATATATGTCACAGCTATCTGCTGATGCAGAAGGTCGTATAAATCTTAATCAATCCATGATGGAAGGCTCACGTACAGGTAAAGCTGCTGAGGCTGACCTCATGATTCTGATTGCTAAAAATCCACAGACTAATAGTAGTAGTGAGTCTGAGGTTCAAGAAGATGATGGATGGAGACATTTATGTATGGCAAAAAATAAACTAACAGGCTGGCATGGTCGTATACCATGTGAGTTTGATTATAAGAGTGGGAGGTATTCAGCATGAAGGTAGTATTAGATGTAGAGAACACAACAACTAATCGTGACGGTAAGATACACTTTGACCCGTTTGAGCCAGAGAACTCATTGACTATGATTGGTGTGCTTACAGATGATGGTGTAGAAAGACACTTCCCGTTTGACCATGCTGACGTACCCAATCAAGATGATTATCACGAGCGTGTTCAATGGTTCTTGGACAATGCTACTGTACTCATTATGCATAACGCAGCACATGATTTACTGTGGCTGTGGGAATCTGGCTTTACATATGATGGCCCGGTCTTTGACACAATGCTTGCTGAGTATGTATTGCAGCGTGGTATAAAAGAACCACTATCTCTTGAGGCTTGTGCAGAACGCTATGAGTTAGACACAAAGAAACAAGACACTCTGAAAGAATACTTTGCAAAAGGTTATAGCACACGAGATATCCCGTATAATGAGTTGTGTGACTATCTGTCTGCTGACCTTCATGCTACGCAGCAACTAGCCAATAAGTTAATGTATAGACTTAATACACCTGATGATGCTGGTTTATTAAACACTGTCACACTTACAAATCAAGTTGCAGTGTGTCTATCTCGTATCTACCAGAGAGGTTTTAAGGTAGACGTAGATGTTTTAGAAGATGTGCGTAAGGAATTTGAGAAAGAAAAGAAAGAAATAGAAAAGCGTTTGAAGGCTCAAGTTGTAGAGTTAATGGGTGACACGCCTATTAATCTAAATAGCCCAGAGCAAATGTCTTGGGTTATATACAGCAGAAAGCCAGATAACAAACAAACGTGGGCAAATTCTTTTGTTCCTTATATGAGTAAGGATGAGTTTAAAAGCACTATAAATGATAACTCAACTATCGTGTATAAAACTAAAGCTGTGCAGTGCTTCTCTTGCTACGGTACAGGTAGACAAAAGAAGATTAAGAAAGATGGGACACCTTATCTAAAGCAGCCTAAGTGTAAGTCTTGTGATGGGTTAGGTTATCATTTCAAGAATACAGATAAGATTGCTGGTTTAAAGTTCAAAGCACCTAGTGCTAAGTGGGTGAGTGCTAATGGGTTTAGCGTCAATAAGAATATGCTAAACACTTTGTCTCATGCTGCAAAGAAAAGTAACTTCACAGAGGCTGTTAATTTTCTTACAGACCTACAGAGACTATCTGCTTTGGATACATATCTATCTTCATTTATCTTTGGTATCTATAAGAATTTGAAGACTGATGGCAAGCTGCACGTTAAGCTGTTACAACATAGAACAGCTACAGGACGGTTCTCCGGGGCTGACCCTAACATGCAGAATATGCCAAGAGGTGGCACATTTCCTATTAAAAAGGTTTTTGTGTCTCGTTGGAATGGTGGCAAGATACTAGAAGCTGACTTTGCACAGCTAGAGTTTCGTGCTGCTGCGTTTTTATCACAAGATGGAGTTGCAATTGAAGAAGTTTCAACTGGGTTTGATGTTCACTCATATACGAGTAAAATTATATCTGATGCTGGTCAACCTACGAGTCGCCAAGAAGCGAAGGCTCACACCTTTGCGCCCCTTTACGGGGCAACGGGGTACGGACGCACACCTGCCGAAGCAAAATACTATGAACACTTCACAGAAAAATACAAAGGAATTAGGCTTTGGCATACCAGATTGGCTAAAGAAGCTGTAGAAAATAACAAGATTACTACGCCATCAGGCAGAGAGTTTTGTTTCCCTGACGTGCAGAGATTATCTAATGGTTCTGTAACTAACTTTACACTAATTAAGAACTATCCTGTACAGTCTTTTGCTACTGCAGATATAGTCCCTGTAATATTATTAGAAATAGAAAGGAGAATACGCAATTTTAAGTCATGTATTGTAAACACTGTACACGATTCCATAGTTATTGATGTGCATCCAGATGAAGAACAGGATATTATAAACACAATAGCTGATATAAATAATGATATGTCTAGCTTGATATTACTTACATTAGGTGTTGACTTTAATGTACCTTTATTGTTAGAGTCTAAAATAGGTAATAACTGGCTTGACACAAAAGACGTTACGTGATATAACTACGAACTTACTGGAGAAAGGAGTATATAAATGAATAACATCGTATCACTAGACACTGACAACTATGCAGCAATGGCTCAAGCTATGGGTATGGCTGTTGATGTCACTAAATCTAAAACAAGTGGGCTTGCCCGTCTTAAAATCCAACATGCACCTACAATGGGTGAGAAGATGGTAGACGGTAAGGCTATGAAAGTAGAGGTAATCTCAGGTGGGAAGTATAAGCTAGACGTTCCTGATGGTCCAAACTACTTTGCTGGTAGGGTTACTGTTCGTCCATTTGTACAGCGTTTTATGTACAAAAGGTTTCACACAGGCTCTGCGCCAGATGGTGTAAAAGGTAAATACCAAAAGACTATCATGGCAGAAAATCTTAACATAGACTTGAAGGATAACTTTGGTGATTTCAACTGTGGTAAACCTGCAGGATACATCGAAGACTTTAATTCACTTCCTGATTCAACTAAGGATATTATCCGTCAGGTAAAACGTGTGCGTGTCATGTTTGGTTTGATTACTATGCATGATGCTACTGATGAGACAGGTGAAAGTGTCTCTGTAAATGACATACCTTTTATTTGGGAGATTGATAACCGTGATGCCTTTAAGATTGTGGGACAGCCTATTGAAAGATTGGCAAAGCTCAAGAGACTTCCTATTCAGCACTTTATTAGCATGGGTACTGAAGAAAAGAAGATACCAACAGGTGCTGTATTCTATGTACCTGTCACTGATATGGACGTTGCGAAATCTATTTCCATAGTAGAAAAGGACCAAGATATCTTTGCTGACTTCATGGCATGGATTCAAAACTACAATGATTACATTAACTCTGAATGGGAAAGCATGGCTAAAGAGCCAAACTTATCAGATGAGGATATGGAAATTGTTGATAACTTCATCGAAATTGAAGATGGAGAGGCTCAGTGAACCATCCTGCGGAGATAGCTGTATACAAATATCTCGAAGATGTCGTAAACGGTAGAGCATCAATGAAGACGGAGACGATAGAATATATTGTCTCCAACATTCGTGAGGCACTAAAAAAGCAGTTTACACCAAGAGATAAAAAGAAGTTTTCCTTTCGTATGTCTAATGTAGGTAAACCTTCTTGTCAGCTATGGTGGGAGAAGAACAAACCTGAAAAGGCTCTTCCCCACTCCAACACTTTCATCATGAATATGATGCTAGGTGATATTGTAGAAGCTGTCTTCAAGGGACTTCTCACAGAGTCTGGTGTTAAATATGAAGATAGTGAAAAGGTTACTTTGGACTTGCCTGATAAGTCTGTGTCTGGGACATATGATATTGTCATTGATGATGCAGTCGATGATATTAAATCAGCTTCAGATTGGTCCTACAGAAACAAATTCGAGTCCTATGATAGTCTTTATCAAAAAGATGGATTTGGGTACGTGGCACAGCTTGCAGGTTATGCCAAAGCATCTGGTAAAAGAGCAGGTGGTTGGTGGGTAGTTAATAAAGCTAATGGTGAATTTAAGTATGTGCCATCTAATATTGATGTAGATAGTGAGGTAAAAAAGATAGAACAAACTATCTCTGCTGCAAACTCAAAAGAGCTAGTTAGATGTTTTGAACCTGAACCTGAAACATTTAGGGGAAAGCTTACAGGAAACTATGTATTAAATGATGGCTGCAAGTTTTGTTCTTACAGATTTGAGTGTTGGCCTACACTGCAAGAGTTGCCAGCAGTTATGTCTAAAGCAAAAGAACCAAAGCCTACACAGTACGTAGAGGTTAATGTAGCTAATGCCTCATAACTACAAACAATTCCGGGTAGCACGTAAACAGGGGTTTAGAAGTGGGTTAGAAATAAAAGTATCTCACTATCTAAAAAATATGTCTGTAGACTTTGACTATGAATCTGTAAAGATAGAATGGGAAGATTTAGCCTATAGAACATATACCCCTGACTTTGTGTTGTATAATGGTATTATAATAGAAACAAAAGGAATGTTTACAGCAGCAGATAGACGTAAACATTTGGCTATAAAGAAGCAGCATCCCAAATTAGATATACGTTTTGTATTTGAAAACAGTAGACGTAAACTTAGAAAGGGTGCTAAGTCTACGTATGGAGAATGGTGTACAAAGTATGGCTTTAGGTTTTATGATAGAATAGTTCCTGAAGAATGGTTAAAAGAGAAGGGTAAGAATAAGCATGACAAGTTTATAAAGTATCCAAGAAAGAAGAAAGGAGATAGTAAATGAGTGAGAAGGGCAACAATATAATACAAGCATTTGGTAAAAATGATTTTGTAATTATTATAAAACCACAAATGCTGCAAGGTGATTGGAGTGGTGAGATAGATGTAAATGTTGTTTCTTCAGGTGATTCTGATTTGCCAGATGAAGATTACTACTCCTTGCTTCACTTTACCAGAATGGTATGTGCTTCTATACCTCTAATGGAACAGAATGATGAATTTAGAGAAGAGTGTGAGCGTCAAGTAGAAATTCAAATGGATTTTCTTGCACAAGAAAAAGCAGATAAAAACAAGTTGACTGTTGTTGGTAAAGAAGGTAATGTCATCCAGCTTAATTTTAATTCGGATACGAAAGGAAATGCGTGATGACTAGCTATATGAGAGAAATGCAAAAGGTTGAACAGGCTGCAAAAAAAAGAGAGATGTTAGAGACAGCAGGTAAAGAAGCTTATGGTAATGTAGATATGATTAATAATCCACCTCACTACAATGGTGGTCCTATTGAGTGTATTGATGCCATACAAGCTGCACTTACACCAGAAGAGTTTAGAGGATACTGCAAGGGTAATAATATAAAGTATACGTGGAGAGAGAATCGTAAGGGTAAGGACGAAGACTTACGTAAGGCTGCTTGGTATCTTAGTAGATTTCTAGGAAGTATAGAAAATGATAAGAGTTAAAATGTTTATAACCATGACCGTAGATGAGGAAGAGTTTCCTATTCCCGCTGATGGTAACGTAGCAGAAGAATTAGAAGACACTATACAAGAATATATGTATGATGTTGATGGGGTAGAAATAAAACAAATAAGAACAATACAGGAGTAACAAATGATAAGTAATCAATTACCTACAGATTATCAAAACTTTATTGCTCTGTCTCGTTATGCGAGATGGAAAGAAGATGAACAGAGAAGGGAGACATGGAGTGAAACAGTGTCAAGATATTTTGATTATATCACTGGGCATTTGCTCACTAAGCATGATTACAAGTTATCTGATTCATTAAGAAATGAACTAGAACAAGCTGTACTAAATCAAGAAATTATGCCAAGCATGAGAGCCTTAATGACATCTGGTCCTGCACTGGACCGTTGCCATGTAGGTGGATATAATTGCTCATACGTGCCAGTGGATAGCCCACGTGCGTTTGACGAGACAATGTATATACTTATGTGTGGCACAGGTGTAGGCTTCTCTGTGGAACGTCACAACATCGAGAAGCTGCCAATCGTCAATGAAGATATGCATCAGACTGATACTATCATTAAAGTTGGCGATTCACGTCCGGGCTGGGCCAAATCACTGCGTGAATTAATTTCACTCCTGTACGCAGGGCAGATACCAAAGTGGGATGTGTCAGAGGTTCGTCCTGCTGGCGCACGTCTCAAAACATTTGGTGGTCGTGCCAGTGGTCCAGCCCCTCTGGAAGAACTCTTTGAGTTTATCATTGAGAAGTTTAAGGGTGCATCTGGGCGTAGACTATTTCCAATTGAGTGTCACGATATTATGTGTAAGATTGGTGAGGTCGTAGTTGTTGGTGGGGTAAGACGCAGCGCACTAATTAGCTTGTCTAATTTAAATGATGACCAGATGCGTCATGCAAAAGCAGGACAGTGGTGGGAAAACGAAGGGCAACGTGCGCTTGCAAACAACAGCGTTGCCTACAAAGGGAAGCCACAAATGGGTACATTCATGCGTGAGTGGCTGTCACTGTACGAAAGTAAGTCAGGTGAGCGTGGCATCTTTAATCGTAAATCTGCACAGGTACAAGCAGCTAAGAATGGTCGTAGAGATGCAGAGCAAGACTTTGGCTGTAATCCTTGTAGTGAGATTATTCTTCGTCCATATCAGTTCTGTAACTTATCAGAGGTAGTCGCTCGTGCTGGTGACAGTGTAGAAGACTTAAAGAAAAAGGTTAGGCTTGCTACCATACTAGGCACGTTCCAATCCACTCTTACAGACTTTAAATACTTACGCAAGGTGTGGAAAGATAATACCGAAGAAGAGCGTTTACTTGGAGTATCTTTAACAGGTATTTTAGACAACGATGTTTTATCTGGTAAAAGTGCTAAGTATGGCATGAATATAGATAATATTTTAGAAGAACTAAAGCAGATGGCTGTTCATACAAATGCATCTCTAGCACATGAAATTGGTATTTCAGAGTCTACAGCAATCACTTGTGTTAAACCTTCTGGAACAGTGTCACAGTTGGTAGATAGTGCTTCCGGTATTCATGCACGACATAGTGAATACTATATTCGCACAGTACGTGGTGATAACAAAGACCCACTGACACAGTTTATGGTATCTCAAGGTGTTCCTGCAGAGCCAGATGTAATGAAACCAGATAGCACAACAGTGTTTAGTTTTCCGATGAAGTCACCTATGGGTGCAGTTACACGCACTGAAATGACTGCTATTCAACAGCTAGACTTATGGCTAAAGTATCAGCGTCACTGGTGTGAACACAAACCGTCTGTAACTATTTCTGTGAAAGAAGAAGAGTGGATGGATGTAGGCTCATGGGTGTATAAGCACTTTGATGAAGTATCAGGTATTAGCTTTTTACCATTTAGTGAACATACATATAAACAAGCACCTTATCAGGATTGCAGTAAAGAGGAGTACGAAGATATGAAAAGAAAGATGCCAAAATCTGTTGATTGGACTTGGTTACAGGAATATGAAAAGGAAGATACTACATCAGGTGGGCGTGAGTTAGCTTGCACTGCTGGTGTTTGTGAAGTAGTTGACTTAACTGCAGCATAATGATAGAGTGTAGTGGATTAGACTTGCTATGGTGGCAGTGGTGGATACTCGTGATGATTACAGTAAACACTACACTCAATTTAGTTGTGTTCTTTAAACATAGATTTAAGAAAGGAGAAAGAAAATGAATCTGAGACAAGTATTAATTAGTGCGGCACGTTCACATTTTGCTGGACATATTAATAAACATATTGCTAATATAGAAGTGTTACTAAATAATCCTGCAGGTATAGGTGAGCATCAAGATATACAGGAAGCAATTGAGATTGAGTTAGGCCACATAGCTGACTATCATGATAAGATGGAAATGCTGGTTAAATTCTTTACACAGGAGAAAGGAGAAGATAATGACACAGATGAAACCAAATAAAGAGGACCGTAAGAAGTTTGACATTGATTTAGAATACGGAGAGGTACGTGAACAGATGGTTGCTGACATGCTTCAGAATAAAAAGATTGAAGTAAAGTCAGAACGGGATGTCTGGCAGCGCACAGGTAACATTGCCATTGAATACGAATGTTATGGTAAGCCTAGTGGGATTAACGCTACGGAATCAGATTACTGGTTTCATAACTTGTGTTTAGGTGACGACACTTTTGCCACAATTGTGTTTGATACTAAAAACCTACGTAAGATAATTGATAACTTAGACTATAAGAAGAGCGTCTCTGGTGGTGATAATAATGCTGCCAAGATGTACCTTTTAAACCTACAGAAGTTGTTTTCTTCTGATGTGATAAAGGCATTTAAGGATGGACAAAACAATGAGCTTAGAGCAGCAAGCTAAAGAATGGATAAGGGATAAATACAAAGACATGGAGATGAATGAATACCAACGTAAGTCGATTGAGTTTGCCATCTATCCAGCCACGCACAGGATACTTTATCCTGCGCTTGGTTTGGCTGGTGAGGCAGGTG